GTGTTGTCTATTTCCATCTTGCCCACATTGCGTGGATTTTCGTAGTGGTCGATTACTTTTTCTGAATATGCCATTATGTACCTATTTATAGTTAAATACTAACATGATTACAGTAACAGAGCAAGCGGCTAAAAAAATCCAGCAAAATCTACAGCGTAGAGGCGGAGGGTTAGGCATCAGATTAGGTGTTAAAACTACTGGTTGCTCTGGGCTTGCTTATGTGTTAGAATATGTAGATATGCCAACCGATGAAGATATGAGCTTTGTTAGCCAAAATACACACGTATTTGTAGACCCTAAAAGTCTTGTATATATTGACGGTACTGTGGTAGATTATACACGTCAAGGACTAAACGAAGGTTTTGAGTTTACCAATCCGCAGGTTAAAGATTCATGCGGATGTGGTGAAAGTTTTAGAGTTTAATAAATAAGCAGATAATAGTATATAACAGGATTAGAAAATGGCAAAAATTTTAGCAAGCGACTGGAACCCCCTACAAACTACCATAGCAGGTGTGCTTGGCGCCCCAAGCGGATCAGTTATTGATCTAGGTTATAATACTGCAGGATCGATTGTCAGTGCGCAAACTTCAACTAATACCATCATCCGTGGTGCAGAGTGGAATACATTACGAGCTGACGTGAATAATGCTTATATTCACCAAACAGCGGGTGCCTCTGACCTAACAACAAGAACAACAACTAATCAAATTACACAAGCAGATTTAACACAAATTTCTGCTAGAGTTACAACAGCTTATAACAATAGATTAACTATTGGTGCTGGACAAACAACATTACGTGCAGGTCCAAGTTTCTCTGGGGTTGCAAGCTGGGCAACACAATCATATATTACTGGTTCTATTGCTTGGGCAAACAATGCCGCATTCCGTGGATTCTGGAACGGTGGTGGTTCTATTACATTTAGTGGTGCAAGAGCAGGTGGCGCTACAAACTCACAAAACACAGGCTGGACAAACTTATTAAACAACATGGGTACCATCACCCTAAAAGCATATTCGATGACACAGTCTGGTAACACATGGACTGGCTCGTTCCAAAATAGTTCCGCCTCTGGTGTTTATAGTAGTGGTATTGGTACTGCGGTATCGGCATTTCTTATATATGACCAAGATACTAACTACACCGGTAACTACTACCAGATCGTTATAGCATTTGACAATGCTAACAAGTTCCTTGCTACTTCAATGACCTTTACAGTTTATTGCATAGATGCACATGCTGCCTTAGGTGCGGGGCCGGATGCAGTCGACGGAACACTTGCATTGAATTCTAATATCTATTATCCATACAGTAACAACCCATCAACAGTATCAGTATCAGCATCAGGACAAGCATAACGAGGACTTAATGGACGCACGACTCCAGCAAGCAATAGAACACGCAAACTACAGACAAACACTAGCAGTAGAAAGACAAAGATTAAAAGACCAAGCCCAAGCGGCACTTGTTATAGCATATAACGGTGGTCTTTTTACAATCGATAGAACTCTCATTGCGTTTGTTGATGCAATCAAGGACAGAGACTCAGCTGTTCTACTAGACGACAATGAATACCCTGTAGACATTGAAGACCTACAAGCATTCCTAGATAAGATAACCAGTGTATATTTTGAAGTCACTAATCGTTATCTTACAGACTACACTCAAATTAAACAAAAAAGAACCGCGGCGAAACTGGTGGACCTATGACGCAGGGCTGTTTGATCTTTGCCTACGATGGGCAGATTGAATATGGGTGCCAAGCAGTCCTAGCCGCACGGTTAGTTTGCAAACATTTAGGCATTCCTACAACGCTAGTCGCTGATCAAAATACAGTAAACAAGTTAGTCTCAACTGAGATATTTGATCAAGTAATCATTCAAGAAAATACATCAGCAAATACTCGAGTATTATTCAACGGACCGGACTCATCATCTACTGTGGCATTTAAAAATACTAATCGTAGTTCAGCATATGACCTAACACCATATGATCGCACACTGATTATAGATAGTGACTTCCTTGTGTTTAGTGATCGACTTAAACATTATCTAGATTCCAACAACGACTTTATGATATGCGATGGCATGACCGATCTATACCCTGGTCGACCAGGTAGTCAAGTTCTATTAGATCCTGCCAGCATACCTATGCTATGGGCGACTAACATTATATTCAATAAGACAACAGAAGTTAAAGCCCTATTTGATTTTGTAGAGTATATCAGAGAGAATTGGACATACTATGGCGCATTGTATAAGTTTAATACCCAGCGGTTTAGAAACGACTATGCGTTTAGTGTTGCGTGTCATGAATTGGGTAACCCACAAGTTGCACTTCCTCGTCCGCTATTATTTACGGGCAAGGACAAGCTGGTTAAGGCTAGTGATACTGGGCTTACGTTCTTGTTGAGCTTTAATGAGGATCAACTGGTTAAGACACAACATCAAGATATACACATGATGAACAAACAAGACCTTGTGGATAACATCGGTATGCTCTCGGGGTTGGTATGATTGATAAAAGTCTAGACCGCGGATACTTTATGATTGCCAATTCTACGCAGGATACAAACTATCTACGACTTGCTTATATTTGCGCCCTAACCATTAAACTAACACAGCCGGAAGGATACAACTCTGTTGCTATATCTACACGCACCCCAGATGTTGTTGATCACTACCGGTTACCTTGGGTATTTGATAGCGTAGTTGAGTTTGAAGGACCCAAAGGTATGGCTGCTCGTAGCAGAGCATATGAACTAACTCCTTACAAAGAAACTGTATTTTTAGACTCAGACTTGCTATTTCTAAACGATGTTAGCCACTGGTGGCCGCATATGCAGAAACATGATATGTATATTGCTACTCGCCCAATGTTGTTCCGTGGCGGTACTATGACTGACAAGAGCTATCGCAAAGTGTTTGTTGAAAGCGGACTGCCGGACTTTTATAGCGGGTGGTTCTACTTTAAAGAAAGCAGAGAAACCACAAAGTTTTTTAGAGTAGTAGAAGCATTAACAGAATATCCAGAATTGTGGAAAGATAAACTCACAGGCTATCGCTTTGATACTATTCCCACAGACGAAGCATGTGCGTTAGCGGCCAAGATGCTAGACGTAGTAGAAGACATGAGTAATACTAAGTTACCCTTCCCTCGCTTTACACATATGAAAACATATAGTCAAGGACTAGGTGGACAAGTAGATTGGACTGAGAGTATTCCGTTTTATTACGACAACGATTTGAATATTAAAATAGGTCCATATACACAAACAGACATACTGCATTATACAAAAAAGAATCTTATAACAGACAACTTTATTAAACTATTAGAGGACAAGGTATGCAACAAGTATTCTATGTAAAATTTCATATTGATACTCTAGATATTGCAGCCATTGGGCGAGAGCTAGTAGCAGAGGACGGGTATGCTGTGTTGCCAGTAGACTGGGTGTTAGTAGAACCATTTTTTACTTTGGCAAAAAGCTCACATCAATACTATCCATTAGTGCAAAATCAAATAGTTACCGGGTTTCGTCGTAGAAACTTGTTTGAATCAGATGTGGTAAAGAATTCAGAAGAGCCCGTAGTTAGATCATTACGCTCGGGTGAAAACTTTATTGCAGAATGTAAAATTTTGGTAGAATCAAAAGCAGATGCTGTTATTTTAACCTATGATCCGAAATACTTTGATGTCATTAGCGACCAAGTGAATATGGAACGATTGACATTGGCACAGGATAGAGTATATAATATGTATGTTACTCGCAAGGGTAATCCATTTGCTATTTTTGCAAGCTATGAAACAACATTAAAACCATTGTTGAATGGGCAGTCTATTACGCTGGCCTATCAAGGTGAGGAAGATATATCAGTATATGCCATTGCTAAAGATTAACGAACTCGATGTAGTGTTCATCTCATACGATGAGCCCAACGCCGAAATGAACTATGCTAAACTGCTAACAGAGTTACCGTGGGCAGAACGAGTGCATGGAGTTAAAGGAAGCGATGCTTGCCACAAGGCTGCGGCTAACCTATCCAACACGGAATGGTTTGTTACTATCGATGCAGATAATATAGTGGATCCAGAGTTTTGGAATATTGAACTAGAGCTAGACAACTATCCTAACGCACAAGCATTTAACTGGCCTGGCCGTAATATTGTCAATGGATTACGCTACGGCAACGGCAGTATCAAAGTTTGGCGCAAGGACTTTGTGCTAGGTATGAAAACACACGAAGCTGCCGAGGGCGATAATGCACAAGTAGACTTCTGTTGGGAAGCAGGTTACTATCCGCTTACTAAATGTTATTCAGAAACACATATTAATGCTACTCCGTTACAAGCATGGCGAGCTGGATTCCGTGAAGGAGTGAAAATGTGTTTGGACAGAGGCATACGACCAAAGCAAGGTGTACCAGCTAAGGAAGCTATATGGTGGGAAAATCTACACAGACTAAAGATTTGGTTAAGTGTAGGTATGCATGCTCAACAAGGTGCTTGGGCGATTGCCGGAGCATGGGAAGGTGTATATCGCACTGCCTGTACCGATTGGGATATTACACAAGTGCGTGACTTTGAAATTCTAAATGAAATGTTTGAAGAAAGATTCGGCACTGACCCATTAGAACTTATACAGCAATTCCAACAAGGTGCTAAAAGTTTCTTATCAGTGCCTGTGCTAGATATACCTACCAGCCAATATGTTGTAGAAACATTCGACGAGTTCTACAGACTACATCGTGTATGATATTCTATTTGTAGGCCCTGCTGACAACAAGTGGGCTAAGTTTAAAGCCCGCTTTCCCTTATCTAAACGCATAGACTCTGCACAAGATATACAATCGGCTGCGGCCAAATGCTTTACCACTATGGTATGGATAGCTTGGGGCGACTTAGACTTTGCTGATGACTTTAACTTTGACTATCAAGCGCCTGATTGGGATCAACAATACATACACGCATTCCGTAACGGCGACCACTATGACGGGGTAAGTTTATTTCCACGCAAAGCACAAGTTACTGCTCGCGAACTAGAATATCGTTTCTTCTTTAACAAAAAAGAAATAGACATACAGACTACAGAGTTTCGTCCTTACGATATGTATAGGATTAATACCTACGAAGAATACCTAGAGGCAAAAGAAAAGTCACTAACCGGTATGTTCTGGGTTATATGGGATGGACTAGTAGAAAACCCAGACTTTCATTACGACTATCAGGTAGCTAAACAAAATCAGCATATCCCGCATGTGTTTAAGAACGGCAAATATTATGATGGTGTATGTTTGTTCTCTAAGAGTCGTGTGGTATCCAAGCGTGAGTTTGAATATAGATTCTTTACATCCAAAAAAGAAATAGACATACAAGCAACATCGCCGGTGCCTTTTGATATAGTGTTTATATCCTACGGTGAATCAACTGCTGACGTAAACTATGCAACACTAACAAACAAGTTCCCTACAAGAGTAATACATAGAGTAGATGGAGTTAAAGGCATTCATAATGCCCATATGGCAGCAGCCAAACTAGTCTCTACTAAAATGTTTTGGGTAGTAGATGCTGATGCTGAACTAGTCGATGGATTTAACTTTGAATATCAAATAGCTTACTTTGATACATACTCACAGAACACAGTTCATGTATGGCAAAGTCAAAATCCCATAAACGATCTAGTATATGGGTACGGTGGGGTTAAACTA